CAAACTTAAATGCTGTTGCGGCACAGACTGCAAACATCGCAGCTCTTGGCCCTATCAGCCCACAGATTACTACGGTAGCAGGTCAGTCGGCACAGATCAGTACAGTGGCAGGACAGTCAGCACAGATTGGAGTGCTGGCATTACGCACTGCTGACTTAGCTGCACTTGGCCCTATCAGTGCTGACATTACGACAGTAGCCACAAACATTGGTGCGGTTCAAAGTGCCAGCGTAAATGCTTTGTCTGCTCAGTCTGCAGCCACATCAGCAAGTGTAAGTGCATTATCTGCAACCAATAGCGCAACGTCTGCCAGTGCATCTGCTACTGCTGCTGCCGCAAGTTACGATAGCTTTGATGACCGATACCTTGGCGCTAAGTCTAGCCCACCATCTGTAGACAATGATGGTAATGCGTTGATAACAGGTGCGCTGTATTGGAACTCTACATCTAGTCTGCTTTTTATTTGGACAGGCTCTGCGTGGGATCAGGCTGCATTCTCTGTTAGTGGTGCAGTTACAAGTTTTAATACTCGAACAGGTGCAGTTACATTAAGCAGCACTGACGTTACAAACGCACTTACTTTTACACCGGCAACTGCCGCCTCTGTTTCTGCCATCCCCGATCCGGTTGCGATGGCTCTGGTTTTTGGGAGTTAAATCATGGCACTAAAAGGCAAGCCAATTGCGATTGGCACAAGTGATACCACAATCTATACCTGCCCATCTACACTTGAAGCAAGTGTGCATGGTCTAGTGTTTGCAAACAATACCGGTAGCGCTGTAACTATTACTCTGAAAATTTATATACAGAGCTTAGGCACAACCACTACTGTGGCTACTGGCATATCTGTTGGTGCTAACACTACCTACACTTGGCCTAAACCAATCAATGTAAATGCAGGTGATTACATTCAGGCTGCTGCATCTACTGGCTCTGCGCTTGTCTGCTTCTATTCTGTGTATGAGGGATCAGCTGTTGCAGCTGCAGTTGGATTTACTCCGCGAGGTGCGTGGGGTTCAGGTTCCACCTATGCAGTCAATGATGTTGTTAGTTTAAGTGGCTCAAGTTATTTGGCTATTCAAGCTAGCACCAATCAAAACCCTGCAACTCAAACTGCTTACTGGTTAGTGTTAGCAGCTAAAGGTGACACAGGCGCTGGCGATGTATCAGGCCCAGCGTCATCGGTTGATTCTGAGATTGCGCTGTTTAACAGCACAACAGGCAAGCTGATTAAACGTGCAAGCACTACAGGTATTCTTAAAGGTACATCTGGTGTGTTGTCTGCAGCCACTGCAGGTACAGACTACGTTGCACCGAGTGGTGCATTGGGTACACCAAGCTCAGGCACACTAACTAACTGTACGGTTGACGGTACTAACCCTATTGGTTACCGTGATCTACCTGCTGTTGGAACTAAGACAGGTTCTTATACGCTTGCTGTTGGTGATGTAGGCAAGTATGTCCAAGTAGGATCAGGTGGCTCTATAACGATTCCTGACGCTACATTTGCTGAAGGTGATGTGGTTGTTATTGCAAATAATCATTCAGCAGCAATAACGGTAACTTGCACAATTACAACTGCATATATAGCTGGTACTGATACAGATAAGGCATCAGTTTCTTTAGCTACTAGAGGGCTATGCACAATTGTATTTTTAAGCGGTACTGTTTGTATTATTTCTGGAAACGTATCATGAGTGGCATCTTGGCTGTTCTCGCTGGTATAAGTGGCGGGGCATTGCCTCTTAATGTTGAATACCTTGTCGTTGCTGGAGGCGGCGGGGGCGGAACTGCTGGCGGTGGTGCTGGTGGTTTCCGAACAGGAACGCAGACCTCTCTTTTGATAAATACAAACTATGCGGTATCTATTGGGGCTGGTGGCCCCGGTTCCGGTATTGTAAATGCTCCACCTAATACTGGCGCATTTGGTACGAACGGTAGTCCGTCAGAATTTAATGGAGTTACTTCTGCGGGTGGCGGCGGCGGTGGTATTTATAGCACAATATCTCGCCCCGGAAGTGATGGCGGTTCGGGTGGCGGCGGCGGTGGGCGTGACGCTCCTGCAACTAATCCGGGTGGATTGGGGAATACTCCTGCTACTACACCTTCTCAGGGCAATAGCGGGGGAGATGGTCAAGGCTCTAACGGAAATCCATATCGAACTGGCGGCGGCGGTGGTGCTAGTGCGCCGGGCGGTTCTGCTGACGGAACTCCGGGTTCTTCAGGTAGCGGAGGAGCTGGTCAAACAAGCCCAATCACAGGGTCTAGCGTTCCTTACGCTGGAGGTGGAGGCGGCGGTATTTTTAATAATGGAGCTTCTCCCGGTTCGGGCGGTGCAGGTGGTGGTGGAGCGGGTGCTGCTGGAACGACAAGCGCACCAGTAAATCCCGGTAATGCTGGAGATGTAAATACCGGAGGTGGAGGCGGTGGCTTAAGTCATTACAGCGCTGCGCCAGACAATCAAGGATATGGCGGCACAGGTGGTCGAGGCGTGGTTATTCTTCGTTATCCTTCCACTTACACAATTTCTAACCCCGGCGGTGGTTTAACTTTTGGAACAACAACAACTGTTGGAAGCGATAAAGTTACGCCAGTAAATCTTGGTAGCGGAAATGTTTCATGGTCATAAATAATCTTTTTCCTACGCCAGTTTCATTTTTTAAGTTTGATCGTGATTTAACTGAAGCTGAACTAGAGTTTATTAAAGGTCAGGAACATTTTAAAAATGAAGGTAACACTACTAGCAAGGATCGAAAGATATTAAAGAGCAAGGAACTAACAGAGATTCGTGAGTTTATTGAAGATTCTATGATGGAATACTTCAAAGCTATTCATGCCCCTAAGTTTGATGTGAGTCTTTATCTAACGCAGAGTTGGGCTAACTATACTGAGGCTGGTCAGTACCACCATAAACACGCTCACCCAAATAGCGTAGTGTCTGGTGTGTTTTATCCACAGGCTGATCGTGCGGTAGATAAGATTTACTTTTACAAGGATGGTTACGAGCGCATTAAAATTCCTGCTGCTGAGTTTAACCCTTACAATTCTGAATCGTGGTGGTTTGAGGTTGGTGCTGGTGATTTAATTTTATTCCCATCGCATCTAACGCACATGGTACAGACTAAAGAAGGTGATAACACAAGAATTAGCATTGCGTTTAATACGTTTGTTAAAGGTTATATAGGCTCAGATGAAAGCCTAACTGGATTAAATTTGAGGGAAGAATAAAATGGCTTATTACGCATTTCTTGACGAAAACAATATTGTTACTGAAGTCATCGCTGGTAAAGATGAGGGTGAAGATGGTATTGATTGGGAAGTTTGGTATGGCAACTTTCGCGGTCAGGTATGCAAACGCACTAGTTACAATACCAGAGGGAATGTTCATAGCAATGGCGGTACTCCTTATCGTGGAAACTATGCTGGTATTGGGTACACATATCGTTCAGATATAGACGCATTTATAGAGCCGCAGCCATTCACAAGTTGGATATTAAGTTCTAATTTTCAGTGGCAACCACCAGTAGCTAGACCTACAGATGGGAAGATGTACTCATGGGATGAGGTAACTCAAGCGTGGGTAGAAGTTACTACTGAATGATAGGGGATAGAGGTGGACGATTTGGAAGCTAGATTGAATACTCATGAAGAAGTATGCGCTGAAAGATACAACGGTATTTGGGCGCGTCTTAAAAAGATAGAGACTATTCTTATCGGTAGCGCTGGTGCAATCATCATGCTGCTGCTTTCGCTTGTTCTAAAGGGGTAAGAAATTGATCCTCTCACTTTACTTGCGTTAGCTAACGCTGCAGTAGCTGCAGTTAAGAAAGGCTGTCAGTTATACAAAGATATTAAAGGTGCGGCTGGTGATGTAAAGGAAGTGCTGGATGATTTAAAGGTTCAGTTTCATAAGATACCAAACCCTACACCAGCACAGAAGATTCAGTATAACGAGGAAGTTGCTAGAGTTCAGGAGATAGCCAAGTCTGATCCTAATGATGTGTTCACTGAAATTGGTAATCAACTTGGTGCATTGCTAGACGCACAGGATCAGTTAGCTAAAGCGTTACTAGCAGAAGAACTAGCGAATACTACTGTCTACAAAGGTCAGGAGTCATTAGGTCGCAGAGCATTACGTAAGATCATCATAGAGGCTAGGCTGGATTCAATGATGGCAGAGCTGCGTGAGACGATGGTCTATAGAGCACCGCCAGAGCTGGGTTCACTTTGGGGTAAGTATGAAAAGACAGTTGAGAGTATTAACAAGCAGCAAGAGATAGCAAGAATCGCTGAGTTAAAACTTATGCAGATTGCGGCAAACAAACGTCGTCAAATGATTAGAAGGTTTCGGGAAAATGTTACATGGTTTGGCGCGGTTCTGTTCGTGACGCTGTGGCTAATCAGCGTCCTGATCCTGATAAAGACGAGCAAGACAGCATACCTTGGGTACTACTAATATGCTTACTTGCAATGGTCTTAACGCTTGCTATAGCCTTGCCGCTGGTTGGGTTGGCAATCATGGACGCAAACAATGCAACCAATGCAGCCATAGTTGAGGTAGATAGGATGCGCAGGATACGCAAGTTAATGATGCGTGAACTAGAGGATAAGAAGAATGCTGACACTGAACCAACTGAAGCAGCTACTGCCAGGCAATAAGTATGTTGAGCACTGGCACCATGCATTAGAGCAGCTGCTACCTGAGTACGAGATCAACACCAACAAGCGCATTGCATCATTCATTGCTCAGTGTGCGCATGAGTCTGGCAACTTCACTGCATTAAAAGAAAACCTAAACTACAAGCCAGCAACCCTAAGAAAACTTTTTGCTAAGTATTTTGAAACAGATGAAATTGCTCAAGCGTATTGTGCCAAGCCTAATAAACAAGCTGCCATTGCAAATCGTATTTATAGTGGTCGTATGGGTAATGGTGATGAAGCTAGTGGCGATGCTGCTCGTTGGATTGGCCGAGGTCTTATCCAGCTGACAGGCCGTGCAAACTATCAAGAGTTTGCAGACAGCATTGAAGTTGATGGCCAACCATTAAAGATTGATGAGGTGCCAGAATACCTGGAGACATTCGAGGGGGCAACTCAGAGTGCTTGCTGGTATTGGGAGAGCCGGGGCTTAAATAAATTCGCGGATACTGATGACATCCTCGGTATGACGAAGCGAATAAATGGGGGAACCATAGGGCTTAACGACCGCATCAAACATTACAAACACGCGCTGGCTGTGATGCAAGGTGGGCATTGATGAAATCATTTTTCTTTATAGCGATTGCGGTTATGACTATTGCATCCTGCGAAGACACATTCAGGTATCCATGCCAGGACAATAAGAACTGGAATAAACCTGAATGCCAGCGGCCAACCTGTGCTGTAACAGGCACCTGCCCTGATCAATTAGTGCCAGCTGCAGACTATAAGCCAGAGGAACAAAAATGAAATTGAATTCAGATTTAATTGATTCATACATCAAGTTAATTATTGGCGCTACATTTTGCCTGGTGCTCTTAATGATGAGCAGCCTAGCTATGTACTCAGTCGTGTTTGTCCAGCAACCGATGGTAGGTATTGCGCCAGCTGATAAACAATTCTTTATGTTGCTTTCCGATATGAGTAAATATGTACTCGGAAGTTTAGCAACGCTCTTGGCCATCAAGGGCAAGGATGGCGTAGCCAAACTGATCGACCCACCGCCTGGTGTATCTAAAGCAAGTGACTGGACTGATCCACCACCCAAGGCACCAGCTCAACGCACTGAGCCTACGCTTGAGCCAGTATCAACAGCTGCACCAATAGTCGCAGGCTTTAATGGTAAGCCTGCACCACCACCAGCACATCAACCGGAGATCTAACATGCGATTTAATGCCAGTATACTTGTACTATTAGCTGCGTTTAGTGCCAATAGCTATGCGGGTGGGGAACTAAAGAAGGTCTGCCATGAAGAGAAGGGCAAGCAGGTCTGCAAAACAGTAAAGGTGCATAAGAAATTAGAAGGCACTAAAGTCCCGCCAAAATGAATCCTTACTTTCTTGTTGGTGCTGTGCTTGCTGTGGCCATTGCCGGTGGTGCTGGCTACGTGAAAGGCGCGTCGCATGGTCGCGCTGAAGTGCAGTCAGCCTGGGATAAAGAAAGGATCAAGCTGGCAGAAGAACATGCCAAGGCAATCACAGCTGCGCGTGAGAAAGAACAGCTGCTGCAATCTAATGCTGATCAATTAAGAGAGGAAGCCAATGCAAAGAATCAAGAGCTTGGTGCTCGTGTTGCCAGTATTGCTGACAGCCTGCGCAAGCGCCCCGACCGCGCCGCCCAGGCAGGTTCCGTGTCCGGTGCCGCCGGCTCTGCCTGCCCCGCCTGCATCTGTACTGCAAGAGAACTTGCTAGAGAAGATGCAGAAGCTCTTATTGCCATAGGTAAGCAGGCAGAAGAGCTCCGCATTGCACTCAACCAATGTGTCACTCAGTATCAGTCTCTGCGTCAGTAGCATCCTTTAGCTGTGCGCCTAGAGCTCGTATGCGTCTGCCATACATACTAACGATCTCAGATTTTTTACCCAGGTCAACCTTCTGGATAATTGGCTCGTTAAGATCTCTAAATTTTTTGAGCACTGACATGCGCTGGCGTGGTGGTACTTTGCCTGCCCTGGCTGTCTTATCCATGAGCTCAATAAACTGGTCAGCCCATGCATTAAGGTCTTGGTGAGTGGCATGTACTTTTGGCGGCTCATCATCCTTGCCAGGCGTAAGCAATGGGATGCCGTCGACAGGCGTTGCAGTAGGCTCTGGCGGCTCTTCTGGCGCATCATCCAGGTCAGGCACATACTCATCTACCAGGATGGGCTCAAGATCCTCTGGCACTTCTGGTGCTGGTGGTGGCGTTGTTGCTGCCGGTGGTGCAATCATGTCCAGCGGGTTTGCAGGCACCGGGGTTACATCCTTGATTGGCCGTGGTGCGGTATCTTCTGGATAATCTTGAGCCTCTTCTGCGCTGATCAAGCCTTTCAATACGTCAGGAAAAGCATCGCGCAATGCAAAGCCCCGCGCACGCATCTGCAACATCCGTTTAGGATAAGCCTGCCAAGGGCCTTGCTTGCCCCATAACCCAGCTCGCTTGGCATCCTCTACGCTGAAGGTAGCAGTGACAGGCTTGCGCCCTTTTCGGTGCGCAATACATACAGCGACAGGATTAACCGTCCCTTCATTGTCGATACGCTCTTCGATCCCTTCGCATACTGGACTAGCTTGTACCAGGGCAGCCATAGCATCACCGTAAACCGACGGCTTGCCATTGATTACAGCGATGTTCTGAAGCGCCTGCATGGGTGCCAAACCCAGCTCATAACCCCATTGAACGCATACCATGATGTCCTGCGGCTTGCCCTGGTAAGCCTTGGGAACCATGCTGGACTCAGACAACATGCGTGAAAATTCAATTGCTTCGCCCATTGTGGCCGGGGCAAATCCTTTAGTTGTAGTGAGCTGCATTGTTTTTCTCCAGTTCATCTTTAATTGTTATGAGCACCAAGGTGACAATGGACTCAACTATTTCGCAGGCCTCTTCTCTGTGTAACTTCGGCACGTTGCCTAGCAGACTGTTGACTGCCCTGTCGTGCGCTGTTTCAAGCTCGTTTAAATCAATCATTTTTTAAACTCCTTTATTGCAAGGGTTGATTGTCTGATGCTGTAGGCATCCTTGGCTTTTACAATTTTCTGTGCTTGTGCTGCGTAGTTACGCATTGGCCAACTGATCTCATACTTGCCTGCAACCCCTTTGGACGCTGTCTTTAGCATTGTTTTAAGATCTTTTTCAGCATCTGATCTGTCTTTCTCAGCTTTGGTAATCCTGTTCTTAGCATCAACAATTTTATCTGCGAGCAATTCAGCCTCGACATCCAAGACAATTGATTCACCGGCTGCGCTTGGGTACATCCGGTCTGCATCATCACTTGTTGCTGGCGGGTAGAAGTCAACAGCTCCGGTGGCTTTGTACTTCTCAAGTTTGTCCTGGAAGTCGAGCACAGCCTGCTTGATGGTTGCTAGGGTTTGCTGATGCGGCTCAAACAAAAATACACGTAGCTCGGTGCCGCGATACAGCACGGAAACGCAACCCCACTTGGCCTGCATGATGTCCATTTGCGCTTGCAGCTGGACTGGCCCACGGTACAGCGCTGGGATCTCCTCGGCCTGGACAGACGTTAGCTTTGCCTCAAGCACTCCAAAACCATCGAGCACTATTTGATCAGCTCCAATGACATAAATGCCGGCATCATGATCATTTTTAATTACTTGGCCACGGCCATCGGCATAACCATCCAGGCTGCAGGCCAGCGGTAATGTGGCGTGATAGAAAGCGCTGCTGAATTCAGTTTGTAAGTCTGTCAGCTGCAGTCTTTTGCTAGTCTCCAGCAAAATAATCTCTTCGAGTCGATCACCCCAGGCCATTGCTTCATTTTGCTCAAAGTTATTGAGCTCGCCTTTCAGTGCAGAGATAGACAAATGCAACTCATCATTGGGTGTCATGTACTTAGATAAGCCCAGCAGTGATGGCAGTCTGCTTGCCGACATCATGGTCGTTGGTGTTTTTTTGCCTGACATTTAGTTCTCCTTTAGTTTGTAGATCCGCACTACGCGAGCGTGGGCGGCCTTGTGTGTGGCTTCAGTAAAGCCAATTGCTGTGAATTTTTTGCATCTAAAAACAGCACCGAGTACAGATGGGTGCAGTTCTGCCGGCAGCTGGATTGC